TTAAATTTCTTGGATTACATATACTTTTACAAACACATCATATTTTGCTGCCAGTTGCTCTAATTTCTTTTCTCTATATTTTGTAATCGTGAAGAAATGGATTACTGGCACTTTTCCGTTATATTTCTGTTTATATATTTTTGTAAATTCTTCATAACATTTTAACTTATCATCATTTACTATCATTTTTTGAGTACGATCTATTTCTACAGCGTGAAGTATGCCATCCTCATCACGGAACTTCACATCTGGAATGATCTTCTTTTTCTTATTATCTTTTATATATCTTATTTCTGTTTCTACTTGCCAATCATCGGGACAAAATAAATGTAGCCAAGCTTCATTACGTAAAATAGCATGTGTTAACCTACTATGATGAACTACTTTCCCTTCGCCAAATAACTTGTGTCCTGATTGATTTAAATAATATACATATTCTTTGTTGTGAATTACTTTACTCGTGTAAGAAGAGAGGTCCTTCATGATTCGGTTTGCATTTCTAATTCCACCCATTTCATGAACACACATTAAATGCCTTCTTGTTGCAAACTGTAGCTTTCTAATCGTCGCAAGTATCGTCATTTGACGGTTGATCTGCATATGTGTTTGCATCCTCATGTTTCTCCACCTCATATTGTTTTAAATGGTTCCACATCATTTTATTACTAATGTAAGGTACTTGGATTTCAGTAAGTCTATCTGTTTTGAAAATCGCACGTCCTGGTATACTTTCGATGGCTTCCAGTCCAACTTCATCAATTACAACTTGAGAAGCTGTTTGAGTTGGTAATCTGAACCCAAGCTTTGCATCTGAATTTTGTTTCACTTGACGCGGCAATGTATCACCCGTCGGGTATTGTGTACAAAATATTAATCTAAAACCTAGCGCTCCACCTATACGTGCTATATGAGAAAGCATTTGCTGACATGCTCCTAATAATTTTTGTTGCTCTGTTTTCATACTTTTATCAGGACAAAGTTCCGCACCTTCATCTACTATAATGAAATATCTATCTTTTATGCTCGTTTCAACAACGTTTGTATAATGTCTTTTCTTCATGTACTGCATTTTCTCTTCCATCTTCTCAAGGATACTCTTCAATACCATAAAAGCTTCTATTGGCTTTTCTGCGACGGATTCCACTTGTTTTAAATTCCTATATGGCCCAAACTCTAAACCTCCTTTTAAATCAATAATGTATAAATGAATATGTTCCGGTTGCGCTAAGGTAAGAGAAGTAAACACATTTTTTAAAAACACCGTCTTACCCATACGTGTAAGGCCTCCTAATGCCATATGAGGTGTTTTATCAAAATCATGATATATTAACCGTTCTAAGCTTTGCCCCATTGGCACTTGCCATTTACCTTTCTTTATCAAATCAACATCCCAATTCCATTTATTCGGCACGTCAATATAAAATACACGAATGTTTAATTTGTAATTGTCGTATTGAATCCTTACAGGTTTATTCAGACCTTCAGAAACAACATCCTCTACCTTTTGAATGATTTTTGACGGCATTCCTACTGGTAATCGATATACATAAGACATACTACGATCATCCTCTTTTTGTTCAATAAAAACTGGATACTGTAATTTTTCATCTTTCCGGATTGCAATTCCACTTACTTCAAAAAATACTTGTATTTTTTTTCGGTCATCTTCTTTACCTTTGAACTTATCACCTAATATAGCGAAAATTAATGCTGCCAACGGTACTGTTAATAACTCCAACATAAAATCACTCCCTATACCCCTCTTATAGAGGGTATATATCCCTGTTTCAAGGAATACGTGCATACAAGCCAGAATCCTTATGTCATACAGAATGATAAGTTTCTACATCATATTCCTTCATAGAAACATGACGAGAACATAACGTAGAAGATATAAGAACGAGCCTGTAAGAGCTGTATACATCGTCATTCGTGGAAGCCAATGTGGAACACTCTTCCCCATTTTCTCCGCTGCCTTCATTGTAACTACAGATAAGCCTGTTGCCGTCCAAATTATTACCGCTTCTCCTGCAAGTGTCATGATTATTCCTCCTCTTCCTTTTCTCGAAAATTAATGCCTGATCTCGTAAGTACAACATCATAACAATCCATTAGAATTTCCCAATTAAGAATATCTTCTTCACCGTACAAGTCTTCTGAAAGTACTTGCGATAAACTGAAATATCCTTTGTATTCTTTGTTATCAAATACATCATGATTTTTCATGTGTTTTAAAATAGATTCTGTTTCTGCTCTTGATCTTGCTTCATTGTACATACCCTTTAATTCTTTTGAAGGATGTAGATATGGAGTTGTGTTCAAGTGATTATACTGCCAACGCATGTAACCATCTCCCCTCTTGATGTCTCTGCTTCCTTGTGGGCTTCTAAGTGGAAGTAATATAGGTATATGAACTAGATAACAAAAACTTGTTTGTCCAACAATAAAAAAACAAAAAAGGTTTTTAAAGAATTTGATTGAATGTTTTACAAAGGAGGGATTTTATGGATTGTAAATTGAAAGTAATTTTAAATGAAAAAATGATTAAACAATCTGCATTAGCAAAACGTGCTGGTATAACAGATCAAACGCTAAGTATGATAGTAAGAGGAAAAAGCGAACCAACATTACGAGTTGCTATGCGTATAGCGAGAGCACTTGATATGCGAGTTGAGGATATTTGGATTGATACTTATCAATAAATTAAATTTCTTAAATGTTACTTTATTGGTATGATTCACTTAATTTAAGGGGGATGATACGATGAAGGTTGTCCAGTCAATATTTAGAGGATTTCGTTTAATTGGTAGGATTGTGAATCCAATATTAAAGGCATTATCTAAAAGTAAATTTTAATTACATAGAAATAAAACAGCCACCAAGTTAATTGGTGGTTTTTTACTGTAAATTCACACTTTCAAAAGAACGTTTGTTCGTGTAAAATAGTAATAAATTATATGAATTGAGGGTCTGATATGGAAAATCAAAGTTGGGGTACACCGAAGATTGAGGGACGTGGCATGGTAAAGTGGCAACCGTTTGCTTCACTTCCAGAACAGTTTATAGGAATTAGTGAGATGATTAACGATTTAAATAAAGTTCCCAAACCGATTGTCAGTGAAGATATGTGGGAACAAATAGAACGCGGACTTATCCACTCGATGCAAACTCATGAAGAAATTCTAATTTCTTATTACCGCGATGGTTTGATTCATGACATGTACATAAATGTTCAGCATATAGAACCAATGCTAAAAACTATTTATTGTACAGATGCATTTGGACTAAATACGGAATTTAAATTCGATGAATTAATTAATATGTATTAAAAAAAGCCGTCAAATGACGGCTCTTATTTTTATTTATCAAACTATTCTTTTGTAAAAAAATATTTAACATATACATTTATCGGTCAATAATAAGTTCTATCCTTCACTAATATTGGGTATACTATTTATGCATCTAGAGAATCATCACATGAGACACCTTCAGCTGGGGAAGGTGGATTTTTTTGTTTATATAAATCTTAAAAACCTGGAAAATAACACTACATCCATCCCTAATTTTTCATAATTCCGGAACCAAACCTCATCCATATGCATTAAATAATATGTACAAGTCATGTACTCTATAAAAAAATTCCAAAGGAGAATTTTTAATGTGTAACTCTGGATGTAATACTTGCTGCTCTCCGGCGCAGTTTTTTCAGGAAAAAATTTGTGGTAACTATGTTGGTACAGGCACGGTGGTTCAGGTATGGTCTGCTCCTGCTGGTAGCTATATTTCTGGGACTTTTGAAATTTTTAATCCGACTTCAAATACAGCACTGGCAACAGGCACAGTAACCCCTTCAGGAACGATAACTCCTTCTCCTGGTGATTCTGCTAGTATATCTCTTAACAGTCCTACTACTAGCTTTTCTATTAACGCAGCGGCTGGAGATACTGGGACATTTTGTATCACTCTATACAAACGTATTGTTGCATAGTTTATCGGAATACACAGAACAAGAAATATTCTAATCGGGAAGGTGTCTTTTTTTAGTTATATACATCTAAAAACCTGGAAAATAACATGCATTCATACCCAATTACTCGTACTTTCGGCACCAAATTCCGTCCATTCGCATTCAATAATATGTACAAGTCATGTACTCTATAAAAAAATTCCGAAGGAGAATTCTTAATGTGTAACTCTGGATGTAATGCTTGCTGCCCACCGCCGCAGATTTTTCAGGAAAAAATTTGTGGTAACTACGTAGGTACAGGCGCGGCGGTTCCGTACTGGACTGCTCCGCCAGGTGGCTACTTTTCAGGAACCTTTGAAATTTTCAACTCCTCCGCTAGTACAGGAACTACGACTGCGACAACAATCTCTAATCCTCCAGGCACTTTAAGTGCTGCGCCTGGAAATTCTGACAGTCAATCTGTTAATAACCCTACTAACTTTTCTATTACAGCCAATCCTGGAGATACTGGGACATTTTGTATCATTCTATACAAACGTATTGCTGCATAATCTATTGAAAATATACGTAACACAGAACAAGACATCCTCCATAGGCGGGTGTCTTGTTGCACGGTATACACTCTTTTGTATTAATAAACACATATCGAAAAACAGTATTTCCCTTCCACAATATCCTTGTTTTCATGTGAAACAGTAATTAGTTTGACATTATCAACAGTTGCTGAAGCCGTATTACCTGGAGAAACCATCAACTCCACACAATTCCCGAAATTTCTTGTTATCCGCACTTTGATAGTTGAAGTACTTGCAAAACTACTAAATACGGATAGCGTTATTATAACTTTCCGAGAAGTCTCTGCTTTCCAAATTTCTAAATTTGTAACTGGACTATCCAGGTAAATATTCCCACACACATTATTACATATAGGGGGACAAAGTTCCGGGACTGGAGGGCAAGGGAACGCATAGCACCACAATTCTGGCTTATACTTTTTAGCACCCATTTACTTATCCCTCTTTCTGGACGCGTATTTTAAAACATTTTAAAGATTGTTGACGTTTTTGGTCCGTTATTTCACATGTATACACGCTTTATTCGTCGTTACATAATACGTTCTTCCCTTCGAATGGTGCCTCTGATGGCATTAACTATCTCTCATCCCTCAAATCTCACATACTCCCCCGATACCCATTGATCCCCACCAACGTTATACCAGCCCTTTTGAATGCCCCAAGATTGATATCGTTCGCCTTGGTACACTTTTTTCACAATACCATAATTTGTTCCTGGTCCCATACGAACTCGTAATACATCTGCTGTTATTGTAACAACACCAACACCGTAATTAGAAGACTGGATTATTCTATTATTCCCACCAGATTGTCCAGTTAAAGCAAGAACAATAGAGTTAGCTATTTTATCAACATTCCATTTTACCATGTCTGCTTCGTTATCGATAAATCCAAGTTCAATTAGGATTGCTGGTGCTTTTGTGTTAGCTAAAACATAAAGTTCTTTACGCTCTTTAGCACCACGATTAGACCACCCGATATCTTTCGAAAGTTGAGCTGATACTTTCGCTGCTAAAGCTTGCTGGTCATAATAACAAACCTCAACTCCGTTTGCTGTACCGTTATAAGCGTTCAAATGAAACGATATAACTAAATCCACCGTATGAGAATTACAATTCGAAACGATATTATTTAAATTTCGCGCTTGTGTTGAGCCTGATTCATCCGTATCGTCATAAACAGTATGACCGAGAGCTCTTAACTTAGCTGCAACGGCGTCCTTCACTTGTCTATCCATCACATGCTCTTTTCGACTTCCACAATTCGCACCTTGTACAATTGCATTGTGACCACCATGTAAACTATATTTAGCCATTACTCAACAGCTCCTTTTTTCTCTTCTTGTTTTTGCTTACCGCCTAAAATTTCAACCGCACTTGTTAATGGCTGTGGAAGCGGTATCCCCATACGCCCAGCGTTTTCTAAAATAGATAACAACTCATTGCCCATGAAGAAAAAGATTGTCGCCTCCCGAATCGCACTGTTACTCCCAATCGCTGCATCCAATTGAGCTGCCACTCCAACCAATAAAAATAGCACCACCTTTTTGGCGATGCCTTTGAATCCTACTTTACTTTTTAACTCTCCGTTATATCCTGCTGCTATCATGCCGGTTAAATAATCAATAACTGCCATCGTAACTAATATTTTCAATGTTGCATCCCATCCCCCTAAGAAATATCCGCAAAAGCCACCAAATGTAGCTATAAATGCTTTCATTAATACATCAATACGATCCATATTTTCATCTCCTTATCTATAATAAAAAGAGAAGCATTCACCTCTCTTTTGTTATAAAAGCCGTATTTTATATAAAAAAAAGACCAGCTTATGGCTGCCCTGGTTTCTCATTTATTAATTTTTGAACTAAGTCTGTTAATGTGGACACGTTATTTGTAAGTGTCGCAACTTGCTCCTTTAGTTGCTTATTTTCTTCTTTTAACTGATTGACCTCTCCTTTTAATTCTATAAATCCATTGTAAAATTGTTGGAATGCTGCAATAAGAATAGATAAAGTATTATACAAGTTGATCGCTTGTTTCTCCTTATCTGTAAATATCTCATCTGTAACATCAGCAATCATACCGAAATAAGTTTCAATTTCTCTTGTTGTGTACGGTTCTGTTCGTTCCTCTGGCTTATTCATACGCATTTGATACAGATCGGACATATCGTCCTTGAAATTGTACTGTTTGATGGCTAAATTCATGATTTTCTCAAGAGCTGAGAAAGGAATGTCTTTTATGTTCTCTTTCATATTTCTAGCAGATGTAGGATTAAATGCTTTCGCCCACATTTGACCAGCAGCACTAATATTCTCTTGCGATCGTAGCGTTCTTAATTCTACATCTCGCCATCCATTACCTAACGTATCTTTAATCTGTAATCCGTTATCATAACTTGATACAAGGCTTGACCTTATCATGACTCTTCCTAGAACTAAATCATGATCATTGGCACCATTCATGAAATATATACTACTGCCAGTACTTTTTCTATCAAAATGGAACTCACCATAGTTATTTTTAAAATAATGTGGTTCCGTTGTAGTCACCATGAATTTACCGTATCCTGGTGCCCATCCTTCAGCGTTAAAAATAATGTCATTCAAGTTATTAAAACGAAATTTCCCATCTGAATATACATCCATATGTCCGCCATCGTTCATCATTTGAATATAATTTGACCAAACATTAGTCCCTTCAGCGTTTTCTCCTTTTGATATTCCTAATTTAGCCCAAGCTTTAGAAGGTTGTTCGAATCCATTAATTCGTGGAGTCGCTTGATAAATATAGAACGATCCTGTACCAGAAAACTTATTATTATCACTGCCAAGAACAAAAGAAGGTTGAATACTTCCATCTGTCGTTTCCATAAATCCTATATATCCTCTTGGTTTCCCACTATCGAAAAGTTTCATATTCTGTTGATTGATTTCAACATTCCTATTCCCACTCGTTTTAAGTGTTACCCCTTCTAAAACTTGCCCTTTAATATGATTTGCTGTAATAAAACCTACTAAGTTAATTCGGCTTGCATTCAATGTAATATTTTCTTTACTCATATTGAATGCTGCAATAACGCCGTTTTCTTTTACAGATATACTAACGCCTTTTTCTGTTATCTGAAGACGAGATTCCATATCTCTTACATAGGAATCTGTAGCGAATTGCCCGTTTGCTTGGTCTTTTGTGTATACCTCTGTTTTTTTTGCTGCCGCATTAATACCTTGTTCATTGATGGTAAAACGGTTATCGATCAGAGTCATTTTTTGATTAAATTGTTCTGTCGCAAGCTTGTTCGCTAACTCGCCAAGTAAATCTTTTTTATTCTGATCAACAGTTTGCTTCAACTCAGGTATCTTAAATCCAGCGACATAATTCTCTACTTGTTTAAGCTCAACTTTTGCCCCAATTGCTGTTGCCTGTTGTTCGAGTTTGGTATTTGCTTCAGTAAGCTTCTTCCCTTGAGAATCGACTACATTGTTTAAATTACTAACTGTGGAAGATAGTCCGCTTGCTGTTTGCTCCACGGAAGTCATGCGTTTTTCAAATCCAGACTGACTGTTTTGAACGTTTGTTACAGTAGTTTTAACGCCATCCACACTTTTTTCAATATCTGTTGTTTTAGATTGGAATGCTCCTTGTGTTACTCCATCTTCAGTAGCAAGATTCCAAGCTTCAAGTAAGTCGCCAAATGTAACCAAAATTCCAGTGAATGTTGCATCAGCAGTAGTATTATTAGCGGTCGCTAAGTTTACACGGACATCTTTTAAAGTACCAGTATATTTTGTTGTATCAAAAGGAACTGAAATACGTTTCCACCCATCTGTTACTTCTTTTTGCGAAATAATGGCATAATAATTTTTTTCTGTTCCGTTTTCATCATATGTGAATCTCATATATAGGCGTGGATATTCATTAGTAGAAGTCACCGTTTTTACATTAATATAGCAAGAAGCAACGCCTTTTTTATTCACAAATACTTCTTTCTGTAGAATCTGAGCAATAAACGCTGTGTTACTTGTTAGTTGCAAACCTTTCTTAATTTCTGGAACACCTGGTATTGTAACATCAACAATTTTAGTAGTAACCGCATTTGTGATTCCAACCCATTCATTTTTTTCATTAGAAAAATCAGAGTTAATTACATAGTTTCGAACATTAACTTCTCGTGTTTCTAAACTTGTAAGCTTTTCAGTAAGCTTTTCAGTAATCTTACCTGCTTGCTCTGTAATTTCAGTTGTTGTTTTCTTGAGATCATTTGTTGTTTGCTGCACATCTGAAATTGTCTTTTTTGTACCTTCCACAGTTTGCTCGACTGTATTTAATTTGTTACTAATTTCACCATCTTTTTTAGTTAACGATTCAATAGAAGTTTTAAACCCACTAGAATCCTGTTCGAACTTAGTTACCTTCTTATCAATTTCACCTTGTTTATTCTCAACGTTAGAAATCGTACGACTAACACCTTGTAAACTTTCCTTCACTTCATTTACTTGTCCTGTTGCTTGATTTTGCGCTTCTTGAACCTTTTGGTTTAACTCTGTTTTTGTGGACTCAATATCTTTATTAACCTGTTCCAATGTTTCTTTTTTTACTGATTCCACGTCTGGAACAACTGACTCCCAAGCTGTACCTGTCCATATTTTCAAAATACCAGGCTTACCGTTACTAATATCACGCCACAGTGTTTTATATGGTTTAAGACCACTTGTTGGTGGATTCTTAGATTCAATGATTTCTACTGTATTATTTTTTATATTCTCTTGAACCATTTCAGCAAGTTTCTTCGCTGCTTCCGATTCCTTTTTAGCATTACTAGCCGTTTCATTAGCTTCTTTCACCAATTTATCTAACTGATCTATCATTTCTTGCTTATTGCCTAATGAACTAAGGATACGATTATAAATCTTTCTTAATTCTTCATTTGGATCAATGATTTCATGATAATCTCCGTACACATATTTATCTTGTGTAGGGTCTTTAAATGATTCGTCACCGGAGATTGTTCTCGCTTCTAAATAAAGTTTTGGCGTAAAGCCTGTATCTTTAATCCGGATTGTATCGCCTTCATTAATTAGTTCATGCGCTAATCCAAATACTCGCCCAATGCTTTGTGCTCCAACTTCATAAAAAACGGATGTATTTACACGCTTTTTTAACTCTGTATTCATAAGAGTCATTAAGCGTTTAGGATTCATATCTTGGTCTTCTGTCTCTGGACTATAGAAACCGAATTTATGTTGTCCTTTTTCATTCCATCTTTGGAAAGCGTCACTGTCCACAAGGTAAGGGACACCGTTATTTATTTCCGTAATAGTAACAAACTCTCCACCTTCTTTTTTCACGAAACCTAATAAGGCTGTACAAATGTTTTGAGAGTTTTCAATCCGTTTAATCCCCATCAAATCTTTACCGATAGTTACTTCTTTCCCTGTTTCTCGACCACGCTTCTTAATCATATCAACATAACGACCAACGACTTGAGAACCTACGACTTCAGCGCGATATTGGATTTCTAATTCAAACAATGAGGCTATCTTTTTAAGGAGAGTCAATGGATCAATGAATTCATCAATTGTCATGGAACGGAAACTAGCATATTCTAAATTTCCTTTTTTCCACTTCGTACCTGCAAGAGCGATATCCACCATTTCAATTACTGTCTTACCTTCTAGTTTTTGTGGAGGGATAATTCCTGCTTTCGCAAGCTGAACCCATTCACCAGATGCATAAGCAACCACCGATCTATCATCAGAGTCTTTTTCTATTTCAGTGATTACATAAGGAATGATACGACCATCACGCACTTCTTTTAATACTAAGTTTTGCTGCATAAGTGTGGCTGAATGCTTTGTATTATCAAATACTCGAAACTCTAATGTATCAATGTTATTCTTGATTTCCCAATGTCTTTTATCATCCCAATAATCTTTAGGCTGAATGGATGCTACGATTTGTTCTGTGTTAAAATCAACAACATGCAATTCACCACTTGGCGTTCTCATCTGTATCTCTCCCTGTAACTGATTGCAGCTGTAACATCTGGTGGCATAATATCAATACGATTCTCCCCACGTATGATTTTAGGGAACTCACTAAATATATCTTTAATATTAATAGCATCTTTCCCATTAATTGTAACAAGGCTTCTTTCTGTATCGATAATCACTTTATCTCCTGTATCGAAAATATAAGGCTTTGTATTAGAAGGGATTTTATTTATCTTCCAAATCTTTAAATCATCAATTTGCATGGTATAAACAGGTGTATTCCTATCCCATCTACAAATAGCAATCATGACTTGTGCAATTTTTCGATTCGTCATCGGATTTTGATTATTACCTGCACCCGTATCAATCCAACGTTCAACTAATGAAGCATCATCTATTTCCGTACCATCTCTGAAACGAGCTACATAAACGGACCATTCATTCCCTCTTCTTGCAATACACAATTTTCCATAAAAATTATTAAACGTATTAGGATATGCCCCACTTGTATCAACTAATACACGAGAACTATTAGGAGTTCCTTGATTACCAATTCGCATGTGTGCTTTTGTAATCTCAGCATCCCAATATAAATCATTCATGTTTATTCGAGCTACAACATTACTCGCTTCATCCAAAAGTAAAACTTCCACACGTCCCATTTGATCTATATTTTTTGACTCCAAATGTACTCTGGCTTCCATTACGAAATCTTGAATAGGTCCACCAGGTATGCTTTTTTTTGCAATACCACCATGAAACTTTTCTGTTCCTTCTGGACCATAATATGGGCAATATAGTGCGGTACCATCTTTTACTTTAAGTTCTCCTGTCCCTTGCATCTCTTCTACTTGTCCTTTAACGGGTGTCCACCCTACAATTGTGGACATATCATCCCACATGACTCTTTCTCGTTCTTGTACAGTTGATTCTTCCACCGTTAACGGATAACCAATGCGAAAATAATTTCGCTCTAAAGGGTATTTACCAAACCATACATCTAAAAAAGCACTTGGTTTTTTCACAATCATTTCAATTATTGGCGGAGCTTCTACGCTGCCTTTATTGGTGAAATAGGAAGTAATTTCGGTAGACCAATTTCGAGTAAAAGTGTGGGTCTGTACTCTCCCTAACTTATAAGGCATTGGGCAAATAAATTTGATTGTACCTATTCCAAGTGTTACAAATTCGTCTGGATCAAAGCTATCATCCACAACAGCTAAATATGTTCTATTTGGCTCTACATCGAAAGTAAGTTCTGCTGGCTGATCTGTAATTAACCAATTTGCGATTTCTTCTTTTAATAGTTCTAAGTCTCCACCATCAGGAACAATAATCCCGACAGGAATAGAAAGAACACGAATTTCAGTTTGCGTATTTAATAATCTTGCTCCGGGATAACCTGGAACACTTAATAAATTTCTCTTCAATGGCGCCCAAGTCGGTCTTTTCCATCCTTTTGCAATTTGAAGAAAGTCTTTTCGCTCGTTATTAAATGTAAAAGAACTCATGTTGACACCTCATTTCTCTATAAAATAAAAGAAACCCAAACCTAAAAGGCTGAGTTTCTTTGCTCTTCTCTTTCTTGGTACTCTTTTGTATATCGATAAGTACCGCGCGCTAAGTCTCTACCATCTAAAATAACTGGCACTTCAATTACTAAATCGCCACCTTGTGCTGAAATTAATTCATTACCACCAGTTTGTCCTGATGAATAATTGAATACTTGATTTGCGATATTACCAGCCATAGCTTGTCTACTATTTGACATACTTCCATACACACCACTCATAACAGACTTTAATCCTGATAACTGGCTCATAGAACTAGCCATCATACGACTCATATCACCCATTAATTGATTCATAGTCCCAGTAATACCAAGTGATTTTTCTTTCGATGATAAAGGTGTAACTGTGATTGAATTACCCTTCTTCGTAAATAACTCTGGTCCTGCTTCTCCTGTGATAAATGAACCATCACCTACAGGCTTTCCACCTTTAGCAAGCATTGGTACATGCGGAATAGTTGGTGCACTAACCCCTGGGATTTCATTTAACAATTCTGCTGGCGTGTTAAAACCATCTATGAACTTATTAATAATACGAATAATTCCATTGATAGCTGTACGAATACCACTTTTAATTCCGTCCCATACGCCTAATACCGCTGACTTCATTCCTTCGAATGCTCCACTAACAGCATTTGTTACCCAACGGACAGGAGTCATAATGGCATCTTTTAATCCATTCCACACTGAAGATGCGGTGGACTTAATGCCCTCCCAAATACTCGAAAGCGTGGACTTAATACCATTCCAGATGCTGCTACTCGTACTACTAATCATATTCCAAACAGTTGAAATGGCTTCTTTGATGTTATTGAATACGGAACTCGCTGTGGAAACAATTGAGTTCCATAAGCTAGAAAGATAGCTTTTAATAGCATTCCATACCGCACTTGTTGTGGAACTAATAGTATTCCATGTATTCACAATCCAGTCTTTTATCGAATTAAAAATTGGTGTTAAAATAGCGACTAATCCATTCCAACATGCTTGTAAGAAATTCTTGACTGCATTCCACACAGCCATTGTTGCTGAACTGATTGTATCCCACACAGTAATGATCCAAGACTTGATTTGTTCAAAAATCGGCATAACAAACGCTACAAGCCCATTCCAACAGGCAACTAAGAAATTTTTAATCGCTTCCCACACAAAACTTGTTGTAGAACTAATTGTATTCCAACATTCAGTAATGAAATTCTTAATACTTTCAAATATTGGAGTAGCAAAATATAAAATAGCTGTCCAAATTGCTTGTAAGTATTGAGTAATAAAATTCCATACAGCTTGAATTACTGTAGAAATCCCATTCCAAATCATAGAGAAGAAATCAGCGATTCCTTGTAAAATAGGCGTTAAAAAAGCAACTATCCCATTCCAAACACCTTGAAAAAACTCCGAAATAGAAGTCCAGGTTTCAGAAAAGAATGTTGCTATGCTTTGTAAAACAGACGTTAGGTATTCCACAATTCCATTCCAAATCTCCATACAGAAATTAAAAATAGAAGTCCAAACACCAACGTATGCTTCTAAGATGATTGTTCCCCAAGTGACAACAAAATCAACAATTCCATTCCAGATACCCATTAAAAATTCTTTAATTGAGTTCCAAATTTCAGCTGTAGATTCACTAATGCTATTCCATGTTTCACTTGCCCATTGGGCTATACCATCCCATATTCCTATTAAAAATTCTTTAATAGCATTCCAAGCATCAATAGTCCATTGCTTTATAGAATCCCAATTTTGATAAATGGCGATACCTAAAGCAACAACTGCGGCTACAACAATAGCTATTAACGCTATCCATCCCATCATTGCCAACCCTATGGTTGATATGGTAACTACTATTGGAGCTAACGCCATAAATGCCCCTGCAATCACTCCAATAGCTACTGCAATAGCTGCCAATGTAGCCGCTAATTTAGGATTGTTAGAAATCCAATCAGCGATTTTAGCAACAACATCAGCTATAACGCTGAGTACTGGCTTGAGAGCCATTTGTAAATCTTGCATCGCTTTTTGAAATTTAACTGCTGGGTTCGCATCCATCTTCTTAATGGAGTCATTCAATTTATCCTGTTGCTTTCCAAAATCAATCGTTTTATCTTTCGCACCTAGCAAAGTATTAATGATGTTTTGCCCTTGATCTTCATACATTGTCATCTTGTTATCGTAAAGGCTTTTTATCCTCTACTTCCGGGGATTTCTCCGCATTATAGGATGTTAACTCATCCTCGGCTCAGCATATATTTTCAACCTATAGGGTTGTCGTTCACTCGTGGGAGTATTTTATTCTGTAATACAGGTTCAACTCCTATGCGTTACGGTGAGCCACATCTTTTAAAATGTGCTTTACCACGGTATTAACACCACCATTACGTGCTGAGCTTTCACCGTTTTTGAACGATTTTACTTCGGCACAATTTATCATCTACCGAAAAATTTAACACCTAATTCATTACGTTTTGTTTCATTATCAACTTCTGATAAAGCCTGTGCAATTTCGGTCATAGCTGCTGAACCTTCTTTACCACCATTAGCTACAGCTTTACCCCATTTTTCAACTTGATCTGCTGAAATATTAGTACCTTCAAGAGCTTGTTTCATAGCTTTATCAACGCCCTGACCGAATTCAGCCGCTTTGATACGACCTTCTTTCAAACCATCCAATAGGTTGTCAATATTCCAGGTACCCGTTTCAACCCCGGCTTCCATAATCGCTTGTACTTCTTCAGCACTGTATCCTGCTCTTGTAAGCTGCCCACCATATTCAGCAATAATATCTAATTGTTCTGGTGGAAAACCCATTTTCAATAAGGCATCAGCCATACCAAGAGCACCCTCTTGTGAAATACCTAGTTCATTTCCGATCTCATTTGTTTCTTGGATTAATTCAGTGAAATCTATACCTTCATAAGATTGAGCAATGGCGGCTGCTCCTTTTACTATCGCGGCATTGGCTTCATCACTCACATCTTTATTTAAAGCCCATTGTCTGCGTACACCAGCAAGTGATTCCTCGGCATCCAATCCATAAGCTGTCACACCTCTTATTGCTTCTTCCACTGATTTTTTAGAAGACTCTGGAACATCAAAAGCAATATCAATTTTGGTTTGTAGCTTTGACATATCCATCGCTTTTTCGACTGCACTTGCAATACCGCCCCCGGCTGCCAAACCACCGATAACGTTTTCTAACCCTATTTTTAATCCTTCAAACTTTTTCTCTGTTCTGCCAGCTTCTTGCTGTAAGTCTCGCAACTCATTCCGTACTTGTTGTATGGAGTTACCAGCATCCACAGAGCGAAGCGCACGTTGTAATTTTTCTATATCCGTTTCTGCTCCTAAAGCTTCACGACCGATAAGACCGATTGCCTGTTCTAACTGCCGACTTGTAGCCGATCCGCTTTTAATTGCATTTACAAGACGATTACCTAACGCTCCTGCAAAGTCATCGACACTTTTCCCTGTAGCACTAAATAAGGTTTCTAATTGCCTGGTGGAGCTCGCAACACTTTCTTGCTCAGCTTTCATGTTTCCAAGCTTATTTTTCAACCCATCAAGTGATCCTTGTGTAAATTCAATTTCACGCCTAAACAAACGATACTGTTCTTCTGAAATTTTTCCGTTTTGAAATTGCTCTTGAACTTGCTGCTCCGCTGCTTTTAACTTATCTAATTTTGCCGTTGTATTTTCGATTTGCTGTGTGAGTAACTGTTGTTTTTGAGCAAGTGCCTCAACATTGCCTGGATCAAACTTTAGCAACCGTTCTACATCTTTCAGTTCTTTTGCTAAGTTATCACTCTGCTTATTTACATCTTTTAAAGCATTTTGTAACGGCTCAGTATTGCCGCCGATTTCAATCGTAATCCCTTTAATTCTTCCTGCCATATTTTCACCCCTCTTCCTTAGAAAGCATTAAAGTCTTTTTGAGTTGCTTTTCTCACTTTGTCTTTCTTCGGATTTTCCATTTCAGCAAATTCAGCAATGTAATCAAAGCAATCACCAATAGTCATTTCTTCTAGATCACCATGTGATAATTTCGCTTTATAACAAAGAGCAAGGAACGTATCGGTTGTTAACTCTTCATCACCGAAAGTCCCTTGCTCTTCATTAGTTTTCCTTATTTTTTTTTTGCTCCCATCGTACTTTGGATCAGATCCATGATTTCTGGAATAATTTCAGAAATAGGGAATTCATCAAATCCATCTAACCATGTAATCGGATCAGCGATTTCTGGGTTTGCTGTTTTTGCATATAACCAAACTAAATCATAAATAACCTCAAAATCTACTTTACTTAAATCAGCATTCGCTAAATCAATAGTAGGTTGTGAACCATCTTGAGGTGTAATTGGTGAAATGATTCCTAATCCAAACATATCCGCAAATAAATCACGTCTAAATTGCGCTTTATACTTTTTAACTGTTGCTGCTGTACCTTTTAATCGAACCTGTTTACCGTCTATAATAATCGTCTTTTCCATTTATAATTACGCTCCTTTTGGTGCTGCTGGTGTTTTTACATACACTTTTTTGTACCAGTCGTTATAAATTGCTTGTGTTGTTTTAGCAGTCGTTTTCGTTTTAACCATCGGTCTTCCGCCAGGTGCTAAAATAATTGGGCTAGAAACAAACTTCAGTTCATTTGTATTTGGTTCAGCAGAACTTGTTTTTGTTTTAGATGCAATCGTTGGACGACTTGCTGAACAGTTATACATAACATGCCGGGTTGCGTTCACATCACCATCAAACTCAAATAATAATGCGAATGGTTTCCCTTTTGCATCAGCCAATTCATTTAATACACCATCCGTTTCGTCTAACTCCTCACCAAGTGCATCAATAGCAAATTGCTCTGGAATAGTCGCAATGGATAACGTTCCATCATAACCTTGGTTGTTACTTGCCGCGTAATAAAGCATGTCATCTGCATAGAATTCAATTAAATCACCGCGTGGCTCAAAAGTTAGTTCAACTCCACCAGGTAATGGAATTGGTGTCCCGAATTTAACTAAAAAATCCTTAGTATCTAATGGTACATAATGTACATTTTTCAAACCGAATGTCACCTTATTTTCATTCATTTACATCAACCTCGTTTCATAAAATTTTTGATATAGTTTTTCAGATTCAATAAAAGTCTCGTATGAATCATAAGGAATTTCATGATCGTCTAGGACTTTTTCAAGTTTGGCTTCTGCAACTAAATCTTTTCTAGTTGTATAAAGCTCCATATTTAAATCGTTTATCTTGTGATAGACCTTGTTATCAGCCATGAGATTGGCTGAACCGTCCACAAGAAAACAAATATAAGGTGGTGCTGGAACTGGATTGGTTGGCGTTGCTGTGAAATGCGAATAAGCCACAGGAAAACCTGTAGCTTCAAGAATTTTTGTTAATTCACCTAATGTCATCGTTGAACCGCCCTTTCAATTCGTCTTGGCAATTCGTCGATTACATACTCTTCAACTGGAAGAATATGCACTTTCTTCGGTACTCGGCCTCCACCAGCTTTCGCATGTCCATTTTCTAAAAGATGTGTTAGTTGTCCTTTTGTATTATGAAGAACAACGCCCTTCCCTTCTTTTTTCTTGCGCCAGCCCTTACGATAGCCGCCCGTTTTCTTAGGACTATTTTGCTTTAATTTACCTACAGCAATATCTGCTACTTCATCGATTTCATTTTCCAAATCTTCTTCCACAACTTTTGCATACCTTTGCAACTCCCTAGCAAGATCACTCGCAAAATCATTCATATTAAACATGCTCCTTTGCGATAATAGTCAATGTTTGATACATTTCATCATCATTCATTGGCGGTTCGATAATATCAAAGATACGGCCTTTCATATTAATTCGCATTTCTTCCGTAATACCAGAAGTATATGGAATCACAAAACGATACACCCGTGTAGCCTGTGAAGCTGAAGCTTCAATATACTCGGAACCTTTCACCGTTTTTATCATTGACCAGGCTTTTTTTAATTCCTGCCAAGATGTTTCAATTACCTGGTTTAATTCATCTTTTATTACTACAGGTTGCTCAATGATAATTCGATTTCTAAAATCACCTGTATTTAAAGGTTTTTTGTATTGAAAAGGACGCATATTAATCACCGTCCAATTTAATTTCTTCTAAAGCTTTATCGATACCTAAACTATTAATCTGACTTAAGAAATTCTTGTCAAAATACTCTAAAGCATCGTTATAGACATAACGAGAACGTTCAAAGACCAATTCCTTGAACTCCTCGTCATTATTTAAATCATAGTCCCCACAAACCCTAAGTAATGCCTTGTTAGATGTAGAAAGGATGCGCTTTAGGTTATCTTCTTCCTCATCACCTAAGTGCATCCTCTCTTTGAATTGCTGTAATATTTCATTTGAAATTACCTTGTCCATTCACATCATTCCTTATTTAGTTGCTGGTGGTGCTGGTGTAAATGAAATCTTTAAATCATATACAATTGCCGCTTTGTTATCTTTTGGTTTACCGTTAGCAAACTGCTTGATTGTATAAAGCGTTGCATCTTCAATCGCTAATGTTTGGTCAAATGATTTAAGTTTATATCCACCAGCAATTGCTGCAAGATATTGACCCTTCACAAAGAATAACGCTTTACCAACTGGCACTTCTTCAGATTCTACAGTTTGAATGTTATAAGGTAATGCCATTACCCATTGGCCAGTTGCCGTTTGAATTGTATTACGTGCTTGAACACCGATTGCATCCACAGGATTGACAACCATCACAATTTTATTTAATACTTTGCGAGATTTCCCTTTACCATCAACTGATAAAGCTTTTACCACTTCATAAAGCTCACCAGCAATTACTACCCCATTTTCAGAAGGAGCAAATGTTAATGTACCAGATGACTTTTTGTCTGTTACTGCATTTGTAGTAGAGTTAAAATCTTTCATTAAACCGATTGGTTGATTTACCCCAGTACCATTAACAAAACCGTATTCTAAACCAACAGAATAAGATTCTACTAATAAAGTTCGAACATAACGTTCAACCCATTCTGGCCCAAGTTCTAACATATCATTTGGAATAGCTGCGAATGCAGTTAATTTAAGTTGGCCAATTTGTTCTTCACGGAATGCTGCATTTACTTGACCCTTGATTTCACCGAATAAAGGCCCCCATACATAAGCTTTAGTTGCATCAGAATAGATAAACTTTGTCACCGCTCCTAAATCTTGTAACCCTACAGCTTCTAATAATGGATGCTCTGTTACTAAATCTTCAAATACGCGTTCTTGTGTAGTTTTAGGAAGGATAGAATCATCTTTAAAGCCACCTTCTTTTACAACAGCATTAAAGAATTTTGTTTCTGCTGAAGTTAGGACGTTTTGGCCACGTTGTTGAAGAATAGAACGATCTAACATTTCATCATTTACTTGCTTACGAACTGTGTTAATCACATCCGTTTGCATTGCATCAAAGAAATTTTCAAAGGCTGCCGTTTGTTCTTGTTCTGTGCTTTCAGCATTTGTTAAAGCATCCGTTAATTTCACTTTCGCCTTGCTAAATGCTTCAGATTTATTAAATTTAATCGTCATTATATGTTTCCCCCATTTTTTTATAAATTTAAAAAGAGCCTTTGCAATCCACTGTTCTTAACAGGTTTCGGATTTGGCTCTTTTGGTTTTGGTTCTGTATTAGTTTGTAAATCATTCAGGATTTCACTTTTTAATCCTGATAATGCAGCGTTTAAATCTTCTTTTGTAATTCCTTCAGTTTTCCCTTTATTAAGTGTTCCGTTTCTAAAACCATCGATTACTTTCTGTGGAATCATAGCAGAAACGGCACCTGAAGCGGTCATTTTAACCGGATTATCCATAAACATGATTTCATCCACAAAATTATTTTCTAATGCTTGTTGTGGACCCATCCAGGTTTCTTCAGCCATCATATTCAGTAGTTCCTCTTCTGATTTACCACTTTTAATGACATAAGCATTTACAATTGCTCGATCTGTCGTTTTCAACATCTCGGCAGCTTTTTCCATATCACGATGATCTCCGCCATTCCACATTGAAGCGTTATGGATCATAATTTGTGCTGTTGGTGAAATTCTAACTTTATCACCAGCCATCGCAATAACAGAAGCCGCACTTGCAGCTAAACCAACAATTTGAACTTCAACCTGGCCTGGATAGTTTTTTAATGCTGTATAAATCTCAGACCCTTCGTGTACATAACCACCAGGACTATTGATTGATACAATTAAATCATCACCATTGGCATTAGTAAGTTCTTTTGCAACCATTCCAGGGCTTGTTGCATCCATTTCAAACCATTCATAAACCCAAGCTTCATCACTAGAAATGATTGGTCCTTTAACGTCAATTTTCACCGTCATTTGTATTCTCACCTCCTTCTCCAGCGTTCATTTCAGCATAGTTTTTCGTAATATAATGTTTATTCAAGTTCGGGTCATCAGAAATCTCATAACCAACTTCCAATCTAACTTCATTACCTTTAAAAGCACCTGAAGAAATGAGCTTATCGATACTTTCCGCAAGCTCAAATATAGTCTTATAAGAAATAGCTTTAACCTCAACCCTTTGTCCTTCAAGATACTCATTCATTTCAAAAAATTTCACGTTTACTTCATCAGAAATCTTTTTCAGCAAAGGTTTTACTGTGAAATTCATGTAGTTTTTCGTTTGCTTCTCGACATCAGCCATTTCGCCATATATCAATGCTGTAGGTATCCCCATTGACATTGCTACTTGATTTAAAAAACCATTTGTTACTTTATTTATTTCTTCCACACTAGGACCATTAGCAGAACCGTTATAAACTTCTTTGTACTCAATCCCTTTTTGTTGTGGAACAATAGCAATATCTTTCTTACCAATTGCCTGATACATATCATCTATAAATTTTTGTAACTTTTCTATCTGTTCTTGAGATTTGGCACCAATCATGTCCATATCAACTGTGCCACGAACTTGGTTTTTCCGCTTTTGAGAATTTAATATTCTTCCGAATAAGTCGCCATAATCAGTGAAGAGCCCATCAATAAGTGGTGATAACTTATCATTTCGATATTTCAAATGGATAACTTCACTTTGTTTAAAGCTTCGCTTAAATTCATAATCTTTTACTACCACATTCGTAAAAGTATCTTCAAAAACAGCATATTCATTATGTTGAAAGTCATCCGCAATAAGTAAATCCTCATCATCAGCCTGTATAACTAAACATTCATTGTCATAAATAAGCTTTTGAACGAACTTTTCCCAGAATGTACTTGCTGTCATATTTTTATTCGGTCTAATATTTAACCGATAGTATAGTTCGTTTTTTTCAAACTCTTCACCATTTTTCACTCTAAATTCTGATTGACTAATTGTTCTCCCTAAGAGAGATATACATGTATCAATCGCTAATCGTTTCATGTGGACTCTATTCGCTGTATCAATAAACATATCTACATCAAACATAAAAGCTATTTCTTTGTTTTTATTTAATACATCACTGATCCATCCAATTGTCATCACCCCCTTTATTAGAATTTAATATCGCCTATAATGAAGTCTGTTACTTCTTGTATCTCATCAGCTCTATAGAGAGCATGGACAAAACACTGGAATCCATCCGTTTTCCTTCGCACAGGTTCTTTCTTCTCATAAACCTTGTTACCATCACTTTTAATAACAACCAATACGTTTTGCGTATACCAACGCATCATCGGATTATCATCAAAAATAATCTGATGATTAGCAAAAGCCATTTCAATTCGTGGTGCTAGTAAACTATGAATTGCTCTAGGATTTCTTATCACTTCTATTTCAAATCCTTCCGCTTCTAAAAGCGGCCTTATTGCTTCCATACGGAAATTATCAGCAATTATCTTTTTCAATCCATAAGATTCACGCATTTCAACATACCAATTAACAATGTGCTGAGGATTTATAGTTGGTTCATCCACAACGGTTAAAAGACCTTGTTGTTCCCAATCTTTAATTGGTGCAAATTTTTCTTTTTTATACTCATTCGCTTTTTTAGAGTATCCATAGTAAATATCAACGAACTCTTTACGAACAAAGGAATGAGTTTTAAAGATATATTCGCCATCCACCCTAAATAAAAGGCCACATGCAGCAAAATCCCTAATACTCGCAAAGTCTAAAGCCCCAATACATTCACGACCATATAAATCAGGGAATGGACGATTTGTAGCAACAATTTCTTCCCATTTTGCAACCGAACGTTCTAAATCTGAAACAGGTAAATTCATTCGTTTTGTCATGAATTCAATTCGGTTGTCTGGATCGTCTTCCAAATCCTCATATTCTTCCTTCATCGTTTCAAATAAACCTTCAGCATATTCACTTAATGGCTTTGATAACATAGGATTTGCAAGTTCCCATTTATCTAGATCATCAACTTCTCTTTCATCATTAAGTTTACAGATAAAAGGGAAAACAGCGTTTGGACGTGCTTCACCTCTTAAAACTTTCATTGCTTTTTCTTTTAATTTATCTAAGAAGCCGTCTCGTACATATCCATCTGTACCAATATAAAACTCGCGGGGATTTTTCCTTTTCCCCAAGCCGCTGATGTGGACGCGGACATCTTTATTACTTTCATATCGATGTATTTCATCGAAAACAACCGCACCATCTCGCAAACCATCTTTTGTATCTCCGTTTGATGTTCTAAACTTCAATACACTTGCAGTAGCTTTTGAAGTGGTTTGTGTTTCAGTTGCTTTAAAAGCCTTTTTTAACGTTTCATGTCTGCGAACAGTTTTCTTTACTTCATCAGGACTTGTTTTTGCTTGCTCTTCACTATTTGCAACAACAGATATGTTATATTCAGGTATTCCGTGTAATTCACTAATTAAAAAATGAGCGATAACCGATATTAGACCGTTTTTTCCGCCGCCACGTCCTAACATCCATAGGAATTTACGATAAAATACACGTCCATTTTTCTTATAAAATAAAAAGACGAATGCTATTAAGAATTTTTGAAAAGGCTGTAACGGAAAATACCACTTCTCGCCGAAGTTGATACAATCCTCAATCATTTCATCATCAAAATACAAATCGTCTCTGTTTAAAACATATTTTTCTAGATATTCAATTAACAGTTCTCTTTCTTTATTGAACTTTACTTTCCCACTTCGATAAAGTTCAATATATTCTTCCACATACTTTTGCTTAATCATGTAAGATCACTTTTGCTATAACCTGTATTAGGGATAGTATTCTTAACAACAAACTTTATATCTCTCCCTAATGCAATTAAAGAACTGTTAATTTTATTCCTCTCACTTATAAGAGGGTGGGCCTTAACGAAAACTTGAGTTCCATTTTTAATTGTTACGGATTCCCCTTCTTTAGTTATCGTTTTATTAATTTTTCGAAATGCTTTAACTAGATCAATATATCTTTCTACCTTTTCAACTTCGACTAAATCTGTAATATCAATACTATTCATGAGCTGTTCTTTTAACCTTACAATACTAACAGCCATCTACCCACCCCCCCTTACGTGCGTAATTTCGAAAAAAACCTGACAGTTAACCCCCTCCTCCGGTGCCCCTTAGAGCATTTTTTGATGAAATTATTTAAGGGGGGGTACTGTTTCTGATTCATTTTCACCACTTTTCATCGTTTTCCCATTTGTTCACTTTCTTTTTGAATGTTCTACCGTGTTCTTTATTGTGGCAATCCACACAGATTGTTTCTAGATTATCTATTTCTAATGCAAGAGCTGGATGATGTTCTAGTTCTTTTATATGATGGACAACGAGTTGTATCTTCTTACGCTTTGCACTCTCACTGTAGTCATTCGTGTCTGTTTGAACTCGACCATTTCGTTTACACTCTTGGCATTCATAGTTGTCTCGCTTCTTTACTTGTTCTCGTATACTCTTCCACTCACCACTGTCATAGAACTTACGCTTCTGTTGTTTGGTTTTATATTCATTCATCTGTCTTTACCCAACGTATTTGATTCCCTCTATCTCTTTCCAGTAATTCCTTTATTGATGTTTGTTCCAGATATTCTACAGAATAAAGCATGTGGTTCTCACCATATATTTTATAATACTTGAATCGATTAACATCAATCCCAGCCTTCTTGTACGCTTTCTCATGTGGATTAAGGTATTTGATATATGCTTTTTTATCAATAGGTATAAGACCAAGCGCAGCAATCTTACCGTTTAAAACGCTGTCCAATTATCCTCACTCCTTATTCTCTAGAAATACATCCATAGTTTTATCCAGCAAACTAATCATTGCTTCTCTTCTTTGCTTTGGTGTTGTGTTATCGTGTAGCTCATTATGAATTACACTTGTCTTCTCTAACTTGTCAGGATTAATACGTTCATTTACTACTTGCTCACCCAATATAGAAATGAATGTACCGATCACAACCGATTGTTCTTGTTTAGTTAGTTTCATTTGTTATCACCTCGGATTAAAATCTTTCTTTAATATCGGCAACTTCGCTAACTCTTTGAGCTATCGTTTTACCTTTTAAAATTACCGGAACTTCTATAAGTAAAGAATCTGTTTTGTTTGTAAACCTACCCATAACCTTTTCTAACTTCTCAAATTCTTCCACACACGCATAAGCTACGTTTGCTAATTCCTTCATTTGTTTCAATGCTTCAGTCGTATCAACATTCACCTGAATTGTTAATCCTCTATTTTTACTTTGATCGTTTTGTTTCTTAACTGGATTATATGGTCTTTCTCTAGTTGGCCCACCACAATTAACACATCTCATCCCATCTAGAAAATGTCCAAACATAACGGTACGACATTCATTATCCATACATTCTAATTGTATTTTCTTTTCCATCATTCATCCTCCTCCAAAATAAAAAGAGCGTTTCATCTTGAAACTGTCCTTATAACGAATTAAAAGCACCCGAATGGATGCTTTTTTAATAAAACCTTCATTACTGACTCATACTTTACCTAAAAGGAGTGTTCGCAATGCTTTTTCTTAAATACTCTTCACTATGTATTGGTTTCATTCTAGGTGGTATCCTGGTACTTTCTTTATTGTTCTTGTAAAGGTACAGGCTTTCTAATAAAAAGAGGACAGTCACGTTTGTGAATGTCCTCTTTTCCAGTGTACTATTCAGTGATTCAATTGCGGTAAATGAAGTTTTATCCTTCTTTCAGCTAACAACCACGACAGACACTCTTGGCGAACTTATCAGGTCCCCCTCATTCCGTTTACCTAGGATGTTGTTAGCTCAAAGAAGAGCAAAAGCTCTCCTTAATAACGGTATCATTCAATCATTACCATCTGCTGGTTTCGGATTTTATGTGCCGTCATTATGAAACCGTTTAGAATTTTAGAAACAACATAGTGAGTTGTGTTTTCCGCCACTTCTCACAATACAAATATAACACAACAATTCCAAAACAACCGGCACATTTCCTGCCAAAAAACGGTCACGACTCTGCCACCTTTTTCAAAGTTCAAATTTTTCCACTGCATCTGTTAACTCAACTGCCACTCCTAATAAACTTTTTTTCGTTTCTGTTTCTGCTTCTTTCTTTTTAATAAGCCACTCTGGATAATTCAATTCTTCTAGAAGGTTTCTAAAATACTTTGGATTTACTTGTAAGATATCAGGGTTTTTCCCGTTAAACCTTCGATATTTAATTAGCGCTTCTAATAATTCTTTATTTAACATGAATTTTATTCACTCCCCTTATTTTCTACATTTATTTGTATACAACATTTTATATTCTGGTGTCAGTCAGTTACCCATATGTTCTATTCTGTGTAACTGAGCCAAACGCCACATCCCTTGCTATTCATAGTTTTATAACACTTTCTCTTTTGAGTTACACAGTAAGAAAATTATGCGTAACTGTATAGATTAAAAAGAAAAAACAATGCTTAGATTTTAAATCTACTCATTGCTTTATCCATTGCATCTTGATTTACACCTATATAACGTAACGTGACCTTCTCTGACGAGTGATTGAATATCTCCATAAGTAATGCTATGTTTTTGGTTTGCATGTACATGTGATACCCATACGTCTTTCTCAAAGTATGCGTCCCTATCTCATCTAATCCAAACTCTGCTGCGGCTCCGCTTAATATCTTGTATGCCATACTGCGGCCAATTGGACGATTCTTCCCCTGTCTACTTTTCAATAGATACTCATCATCTTCTCTATTTTCATTGAACCATCGAAGTTCTCTCTTTAGTGCTGCTGTAATCTGTATACGCTTCTGCTTACCTGTTTTCATTTCACGCATTGAGATGTGACTGCTTTTTAAATCTCCAACCTTTAGTTTTAAAATATCACTTATACGTAACCCTGTATTAATTCCCATCACGAATAAGATATAATTACGGTCACTGTTTTCTTTCAAATATTCTTTTATCTGTTGTATTTGCTCTGGATCACGTATTGGCTGAACAAAATTCATTATTCATTACCTCCAGTCTCTTCTGTCTCGTAAACTTCTAATCCAAGTGCAAAAGCGAGTTTATAAAACGCTTTAGATTTCCAACGTCGATAAGTACGCTCTGACATTCCAATTTCGTTATAAACCATGTAATCACATACATCCTCTTCTTCTAAATAACGTTTACAAATAATATCCCTTTGGATACTTCCTGCACGTCCGTTTCCTAATCGGTTTAGAAATTGATGAATACGTGTTGACATTATTCCAAGCCACTCTTCTCGTTTACTTTGTTGAATATTCGCTATAGCAACATCTTCTAACGGTTTACCAACTGCATGTGTAGGACCATGCTCACGCATTTCATAAGAAGGAGTGACTTTCATTTCTTTACGCATCACCCCAAATTGTCTATATATACGTACGCTTTCCAACACACCTTCTAATTCTTCTTGTGTTGCCGTTCTATCGATTTTTGGTAAGAAAGATAATTGTTTAGTCATGTAAGACCACTCCTTTTTATTTTTAAATTACTTTTGTCTTAACGCTCCACGTCTACGCTCATAACGTGGTCCACGAATCCCCATTAAATCTTCAATATCACGAGTGCTTAATTTCTCTTTTCGTTTTTTCTTGTTTTTCTTTTTCTCTTGCTCTGATTGCTTTTTCCACTCACGTAATTGATCTCTTAGCACCTTCATTTCCCCATCTCCCTTTACAAAATAAAGAGGACACCATTTCTTAAAACAGCTTTATTGCTGCTCTAAAAATTGGTGTCCTCTAGTTTTCTAGCCGGACTATATTCAGTTTCTTTTCACTTTAAAATACCAGCTTGTACAAAAATGTTTCTCCAAGCGCTTTTAACTCTATATTTTTCAAAGGATTTCGCACGTCGAGCAATAGCTTTTCTGGTTTTCTTTTTCTTTAATTTAGACATTTCTCCTAACCTCACTTTCTACTCAAAGGATTATTTTGTTTAAATTTTGCTTAATTCTCACTGGTAATTATCTAAAAATTTTAAAATCGTTATATAATGAATTTAATTTAAAATATTAGGAGTGGTTAAAATGCCAGATACGATTCGACTCGTTCTTTTCATCCTTATAGCAATTAGTGCTGTTTTCTCTTTAATAAAAGAATTTAAAAAACCTGAGAAAAAAGCACTTTGGATTTCAATAGAATTTTTAGTTCTATTCTGGGCGATATGGGTAATAGCGAATATCGTAATCTAATTTGTAGATTATAAGCTCCACTGAATAAACCTCAATATTCCGTCAATACTGTAGATACAGTTTCTGATTTCCCTTCATACCCGAAGGCTTAGCAGTTAGCTTTTGCTAGCTGCTCTTTTAATTTCACTGTCACCCATTAGATAAACGTTCATATATTATTTTGTGCCATCCTTTCTAGTAGGTGAGCTCGTCATTTTATTTCCGAATAACCTTCATGAAAGAGCACTGTTCGAAGGTGCTCTTTTTATTCATCCGAATAATCTTCACAATTCTGTACATACTACCTTTAAGCTGCTTTTTTACCAACGACAGTAGCTTGAAGCCTTTTGTGCCGTTTTTCCAGTACCCGAGCAGTTAGCCTTTGCTAGCTGCTCTTTTCATTTTGACTAAACAACGGAACAAAATTCATTAAAGTTACCTTACTATATCCATAACGCCTGCATATCCGCTCTTCTATTTCTCTTATCCATTCAATGCCACTATATGTCTCTGCAATGTTTATATGGTCATTCCCATGATCTAAATTACCACTACCATTATGCGTAAATACATATGATACCCAGTAATCAAATTCAGTTATTTTATTCACAAATCCATCCCCCTGAATAAACCCCTAAATATTGTCCATACTATAACTACACTTAATTTTTGAACTTCCTTCTTAACTTTTTTAGGAGAGCAGTTAGACTGGGCTAACTGCTCTTTCCTTGTATAACCGCGCCTTTCTTTACACATCATATTAAAATCAATTTTTTTCTTTTATGGCGGTGCTAATATGAACAAAACATTTAAATACTTTTTAATCTTCTTGTGTGCTGTGTTCTATATTACGGTTATGAGCTGTATAATTTATCAAACAATATCGTGAACATTTTATTCCTCCAAACAAGAAACCTAAGATGGAACCTTCACGAAAGGTTATCTCTATATAATACAGTCAGTCCTTTCTTATAACTTAAGCTCCTCATTTGAATTATAAAAATGGGATTTTGTCCTATATTTTTTTCAGTAAAATAAAATTTTTATTGAGCTTTCCCCGCATAACATTTTCAATTTTGTTTATACTATAACTGTAACTTCTAAGTTACAAAGCATTGTGGTGATGCTCTTGTTGGACAACAAAGCAGTTAGCTTTTGCTAGCTGCTCTTTGTTTGTAAAAAGCACTAAATTAACTGGGCACACATATAATATTATGTTTTCCTTTCTTTATAAAATAGTCTTTACAAAATGAGTCTCGTCACGAGAGCACTTTATTAAGTGCTCTTTTTTATGCCAAATTAATACAAAATGAAATTTTTGTACATAGTCATCCTTATTTAACAACAATATGTCTAAATTGATATTTATACTTATGCATCAGTTCATAAGCCGCTTCTAATATTAAAGAACTTCATAGAATGTAATATAGGACAAGTTCTCTCATAATCTAGTCCTAATAAAATTGAGAAGGAGGTGAATACCAAATGGCTATCGTACCTCCATTTATAGCTTCCAGAAGATTTATTTCTACAATAGCTGCGGGTACAGGGACAGGTGCTACGTTTGCGATTGTTGCTACAGCTTTCACTAATGATACAGGTGGAACTTCAACATTCCCAAATTCGTTCACATATTATAATCTCTACATCAATGGCATACTTCAAGTAGGCAATACCTCAACTATTACTGTTGGTCCTTCTTCAATTACCATCCCTGGCGGAGATGCACTTGATCCAGCGACTCCAGTTACAGTCGAGTTTATTGTAACTTAATCTATTTTTTATTTTTGGACAGGTTTTCCTAATAAGAAAACCTGTCTTTTTCTACTAAAATGAAGTTTTTATCACTTTCACTTTCACTTCCACATAATATTTTTAATTTCGCTTATACTATAGCTGTAACTAAAAGTTACATATCCTAACTTGTAGGGCCTAGTTTTCTTTTGTACAACAAGTGGTTAGCTAATTAAGCTGGCTGCTTTGTTGTGCCAAATAAAGTTTTTATTTCTCAACATCTAATACATGGAATTAAAATACCAATAATGGTAATATAAAGGTACCTTCAGTTGTTAACTGTCATTCCCTTTTTAAAGGCCCTGTCTAAAAACAGGGCCTTTAAAATTTATTCCCTACTAAAATAGCGTTTTTAAATTTTCTTGTTCCTTCACCATATTTTCTAACGCTTCTAGTACATGATTTAACGTTATTTCATCACCTAAGACCGTTCTGTTCATTTTGATATGCCAAATTATGTTTTCTAGTTTCTTTTTCGTGTCCATATTTCCACTCCTTTCTCTCAAATAACGATTTTGTTCAACATTCCTTTTTCACCCTTCACAGGAAAATACATATATTATTGTGAGTGCACATGTATTAAGCTTACAAACTGGACGTTGTAAGCTATCAACTCATTTAAAGGGCATGCATTTTGTATGCTCTTTATTCATTTCCAAATAAAGATTTTGTTTTAAATTTGCACATACACTAAAAACATACATATGATTTTAGTGTAGTCACCTTTTTGGATATGAGTCTTGGTCATAGAGCGCCGTAAAAAGCGCTCTTTTTATTTATTTAAAATAAGGATTTTATTAAAAAACTGCACATACATTAAAATCATGCATACATTAATCATGGTAAGCTTTTCGATATGAGTCTTGGTCATAGAGCGCCGTAAAAAGCGCTCTTTTTATTTATTTAAAATAAGGATTTTATTAAAAAACTGCACATACATTAAAATCATGCATACATTAATCATGGTAAGCTTTTCGATATGAGTCTTGGTCATAGAGCGCCTTAAAAAAGCGCTCTTTTAATTTATTACAATGTGTCACGTTTTACATAAAATAAGCATAAAATGGACTGAGCAGACAAGACATAGTTACTTTATAATCGTGTACATTTTGTACACGATTTCTTTTTACTAAATAAGAATTTTGTTCTATTTTTTATTTAAAACATATAAATAAAAATGTGTAAGTAATTGTCTTGATCATTAGACAGTTCTTATCAAAGCACCTATACAAGGTATTCCTTTTTTGTCTGTATAATTAATCACCAGTTGTGCAAACTACAACTGTTTCAATTTTTGTTGAAACACCCCACATTTTTTTTGTTAATGAACAGTCAGCGTTTGCTGATTGTTCTTTTTTTTTGCAAAACACTCTCTAAAAATGAATCCTTTATAAATTTCGTCACACCCTAAAAAAACAGACATATACCATTGTGTAATTCATTCACTTCTCTATTGGGCCACCTCTTAAAGGGCGCTTATATAGTGCTCTTTTTTGGTATAAATTTTTATTTCAAATAACTATTTTGTTAAATTTTCAATAGTGAGGTTAATAGCTCCGGCTTGGTCTAAACATACTAATAAATTCTCTGCCACTGCCTTTGCCATATGAGTAGCACATGCAATCTCTTTACCATCCACAATAATTTTTAATTCTTCTCCAAGATCTTCAATTTTTACATCCTTCATATTTCTCATTCCCCTTTACGAATAATCTTTTTTCCATTACACATACTATCTATGGGTCAGCTTCCCATGGCTACACTCCAGACTGTTTAGGCACACGGCAGGTAACTTAGTCAATTACCTGCCATTTTCTATTCAAATAACGTTTTTGTTTAGTTTTCAATAGTTAGGTTAATAGCTCCAGCTTTATCCAAATTTATTAATAAGTTCTCTGTAACCACTTTTCCAATCTCGTCAGATACATTTCCAATAACAGTTCCATCTACAAAAATACGTAAACTTCCACAAGTGTTTTCTATCTTTACATCTTTCACTTTGATTCCCCATTTCTGTACAAAATTCAAATTTTAAAAGAATGCTAGTTGCCCATCAGGTCTTTCCAACAATGAAACACGTTCCTGCTCTATTGTTTCTTTAATTTCTTCTTGCTCTGCTGCTAATTCTTCAAAATTAACAAACCAATGTATTGGAAAACATCCACATAATTTTTTACGTTCACGATCATGCCAGAAGAGACAATGATTACCCTTAGGCTTTATAATGTAATCCTTAAGCGGTTTATTTTTATAACCTTTTGTTCGCCAAATCAATTGCGCTCTATACAGTAAACCTTTATCTAAATTAGGCTTATTAACTTGCGGTTCTGGTGTCCAAACCTCTTTTTCCACGACTTGGAATCTCTCTGCTGGGTAACATCCAAAATGTGATTCTTTACGATTAAATTTGCTGACAAAGTAATGATTTGGCTTTGCTGGGAATAAAAAGTATTCTTCATTTATTCCCAGTAACGCCGAATGGTCTACATCTATGCATATACCTTTCATTGCTTAATACCCGTTATTCTGACGTTGATGGTTTACTTCGTTCTTCTTGCAATAGCCTTGCTCAATTTCTTCAAATGTGAACCCTAATTTCTTACCTAATCCTAGGAAGGAATAAAGTAGCTCTTCATATAGCTCCATATCTTGAGTTGCACGAAATTCCGATACAGCTTCATATACATTGTTAAATTGATTGACTAACGAACTTGCTGCATACACTTTTGATTTAAGCTCTAACATTTCCAAGTTATACTTTTTAGAATTAAACCCAATGCCATTTCCTAATGATGCTATAAAGTGCAACCCGTCTACATATTCCATTAAAATGACTTCTTTTTCACTAGGACCTTTATTACTCCAATGCTTAAAGCACCTTGTTTCATTTGCAAGTTCTCCGATTTCAACCTGTAAAGCAAGGATCATATTGTAAAATAAATTTTGCTCTTCCAATCCATGTTCCTTGACGATTCTTGTATCTAATACCTTTTGCATTCCGAATATTCTAGTTAAGTTCATTTTCATTCGCTCCCTCAATAATTTAATTAAGCAACTCTTTTTTCCGTTTCTAGTAAACAATTAAGCATGTATTCTAAACCGAACTGATCCAGTATTAATGTTGCTAATTCAATTTGATGCCTTCCTAATCTGTTAGCTATATCCTCAATACTGAATCTTTTTTTCCATAAATCCTTAAAACGTTCTATATCGTCTTCATTCCATATAAAATCTACTTCTTCTAAAGCAATATAGACGTATGGCGGTATTTCTTCTTTCTTTTTATTCCGAATACTCTTTTCACCAATTTCTCCTAAACCCATTTTCCGATTATGGATTTTAAACTTATCAACTTGATCTACAATAAGTGCTGCTACTTCTATTTGCTTTCTTTTAAACCTTTTGGAAATCTCTAAAAGGGTGTAGTTACTATTCCAAAGCTCCCGGAATTGGAATACCTCTCTTTGATCCCATAAGAAATCCACTTCTTCTAAAGCAACCTGGACTTTAAAAGCCGACATTTCAAACACTCCTTTAAAAAGCTAATTATTTTATCATTTCATTAGAAGTAGTTTTAACATGACCAACCTTACCGTTAACCCAAATTACAACTTGTTCACCAAAACCGCTTGCTGGTGGGTCAAAAGAAAGGATTTTTCCATCCGTAACCACATATACTTTATTACTTGTAACATCGATTTCTTTCTTCATATGTTCCTCTCCCTTTTGCTCACTTCATGTACTTAACGACATCTGGCTTGAAGCCACTTCCTAAATAAATCCTTACTGGAATATCTTCCTTTTTATCTCGTGCCGCCTTACACAATTCCTCTGCTGTTTCCCAATTACAAGAGCTATCAATTGATCGTTCATATCTCCAAATTGCTATTGCATACTGTTCAAATATTTCATAACGGTCATCTGGCGTCGTTTTACGTGGCAACTCATCTGTACTTTTTGCATTTTTGGGAACATGAACGCGTACATCTGCATATGTAATCCGACCGGGTCCCCTTTTTACATTGGCTTTCATTACATCGAACTCACAAATTGCTGGCTCTACATCGAAAATATTTAATTGCTTAGGCATGTACCTTCACACTCTTTTCAAGAATGCCCAGTAACTCATTTGCGCCTTCCTTACTCAAAAACATTCGACCATCTAGCAACTCCAAGTTTGATTCGGAAACTTCACCCGTTACAAAGCATGACTTTTCTTGTTTTCTCAAAATGACATTTTCCCCATCAACATGAAAGTCTAATGCTGTACCTTCAGCAATCCCCAAAGTTCTGCGTAACTCAACCGGAATTACTACACGCCCTAGCTCATCTACTTTTCTTGCAATACCTGTATTTTTCATCATTATCTCCCCTTAATTTGAAATTAGTTCACGAAACATTTCTTCATTTTTTGTATCAAGTGCATAATCGATAAGTTGGTACTTAATGAATCGGTCAATCTCGGCACGATCTTCCTCATTAAGATAAGGTGTTAACGTGCAATCATCATCTTCAACTACTTCCCGATACAATTCATTGCTGTATTTACCTGTGAAGTTGATTTGAATATAAATAGGTTCCTCTGTATTTTCATTAAAATGATCAAATGCGCTAAAGCTTTCTGTAACAATTTCACCGTGCTTATGGAATATGAATTCACTATCCCCTGAAGATACTTCTGATATCTTGATTCCATACGGAAACTCCTGAGCATTTTCAACAAAGTGCATTCTTGCTGCAAATTTTTCATATTTATTAAATGTGTATAAAAGCCGATACCCTTCATCGTCTCTTGATAGCACGTTCCTTAAAAGAAAATCCATAAAAACTTGCTTTTTATCAATTGGCACGTGTTTCATACCTTACTCCCCTTTAGTATTTTTATATTCGTTTAAGATCGCTTCTAAACGTTTCTGATTTTCTTCAAGATCATCATTTTGAGTTCGCTGCGGTTGTTGTATTGGCTCAGATTCTTCCTGTTCATGTAACCAATCAGGTACAACTTCTGTTCGTTTTCCGTAACCTTTACCAGTACGTTTATTATTTTTCTTACTCATTTCAAATCGAGTATCTAGTGCAGCAACATCATTTAATGTTTTTACCTTTGCCTTTTCCCAACTACTTAAGATACTGCGGATATATCTCCACTTTGGTACATTTTCATCAATTGCTTTATTAACAGCGTGAGTAATTAATTCATTACCGAATCTATCGCAAAACTCACCTAATTCTTGGATTGCAATTTCACTTAATGGAATTCCCTGTTTAAGTAAAAAGTTGTAACTGATTTTAAATTCTTGATCAATTAATTCCTGAGATGAAGTAGCATTATCATCATCATTTATATTTGTAGTAATCTCTGTAGTAATATTTGTAGTAATCTCTGTATTTGTCTTTACTTTAAAGTCAGGAGACTCCTTACTTGTAAGTGAAGAGGGTGTTAACTTAGAAGTACCCACCCTATTTACTTCTAAGTAATCAGGGTCTTCTTTTGTTTGTTGGTACATGCTAGAGATTTGCTTAATTTCTGTTGGAACGGGTTCTACAAACATTACGTTATTTAAAACCTTCCCATTAACGTTAATAGTCCTGAATTCAATTTTTATAAGTAGCATATCCGTTAATAAATCACATGCTCTTTTCACTTGTAATTTTGTAAATCCAAAAGTCTCAGCTAATTGTTGATAATTTTTTTGTAATTTGTCTGCTTTAAATTTTTTCTTGTAAGTTACTTTCCCATCTATTTCATCTCGGATAACTGTTGGTCGATACCAGTAAACAATTTCACTCAAAACCATAATTGCTACAATATGTGGTTTACCATTACTAAAAGTGATGTAATTAAACCATTCATGATCCACAACGTTACCTTTAAAATTTATTCCACCAATTTCATATACAACATTCGCCACATCCATTTACCTCCTCGTACAAACGGCCACATATGCTTGTCCACTATTGATAATTCGTTTAATTTCATAATGCGGATAACCAACACTGAAATAATGTTTGATCATTTGTTTTAATTCGTCTTTGCTTTTTGCTAATTCCCAGAACTTATTAGGTAATAGAACTTGATAATGAAATAAGTGCATGTACTATTTACCTACTCTCCGTGATATACTAATAACAAGTGTTTTTTCTAAAGAGACCCATTGCATTGGGTCTTTTCCTTTTGTTCTACATCACTCCAAGCCCATTGTTTAATTGGCTCGTATGTTTTGTAAAATAACCATGCAATTAAAACCATAATTAGTATGAAAATCTCCCCTGAAATTGTATCTTCCATAAAATCACCTCCTTTATTTTTCAAATGGTCATTTTATTAAAAAGATTAAGCGTATTTTTAACCAACGTTAGATTCTTCTTTTTGCGCTTCGAACCATTTAAGAAAATCTTCTGCCTTTACACGTCTACTTTTACCGATTGTGATTGTTGGGAAATCTTTTCGCTTCATCAGCGCGTACGCCGATGAACGAGAAATGTTTAAGAATTTTTGCACGTCCTCTGCTTTTAGTGAGAACGGAAGCTGTGGAATTTGATACATGATTTTCACTCCAATTCATTTATTATTTAAATTTCGGGAATACTGTTATTTGGTGTCGCCTTAACTTAGTAGCCGCCAGGGCTACTTGATAAGTAAAAAAAATTCTCTTCACTTTATTAATTCGTCAATCGATACATCATAAAGTTCAGAAAGCTTTTTTAATTTTTCTACCGATAACCCTGAATCACCTTTTTCAACATTATGATACGAACGCTTATACTTCAGACCTAAAACATTTGATACAAATTCTAAAGAGTGTCCGTTTTCTTGCCTTAAAGATTTAATTCGTTGTGTATTTAGCATTTTAAGTCACCACCTTCAACTTCTAAATTTAGTATAACCAAAAAGTAGCCAACAAGGCAACATGTTATTTTTAAAAATTTATTTTTTTATTTTTGCGTTGCCATAAAGGCTACTGGTTGTTACATTTAGACTAGATACTTTTTTATAAGTAGAACGGAAAGGATGTTGTAGATGAATGTCATCGGGGACAAAATATTTGAGTTAAGAAAAGAGAAAAAACTGACTCAAGAAAAGTTAGGTGAAAAAATAGGTGTCGGTAAACAAATAATATCTAAATATGAAAAAGGTACCAGAATGCCATCTAGAGAAACAATAGAAAAATTGGCTGGATTTTTCGCAGTTCCTGTTGATTACTTATTAGGCAATAGTGAATTGCAAAATAAAAGTAGCAATAACATAAAAGAAATTTTTGAAAGTGATGAACTGCATTGGGATGGAAGAAAATTATCTCCGGATGAGATTGAAAGCGTCAAAGCACTTTTAGAAATAGCTATCCAAAGAATGTTAAAGCAAGAAAAAAAGGATTAGCATGAGGCTAGCCCTTTTTTTATATTCATAAGATATTTTATTTCGCTTAATTCATTATCAGTAATGAGTCCTCGTTTATGTAACTCTTCCAATGCATGAAGAATGTCATGTTTTGCTACTGTATCTCCTAATAAATATGTGACCATGGATTTTATTTTATCTTCGCTTCCTTTTAACAATACTAACTCCTCCATCCCAATAACTATGTGATTCAATTAACATACTGTGCATTTTTGTAATAGATTTTAAAAATGCATATCCCCTAAAAAGCACTCAAGACGCTACTTTTTAGTAGCGTCTTGAAAAATATAATTATTATTTTTAATGAGTTCCTGGATCAACCATATAATATGTTGTTTCTGCTTTGCTCGAATGTGCTTGTGAAGTATCTTTATTTTGTCCAACCGCCCCTAGTAATCCTAAAACACATACCATAGTAAGAATAAATTTCTTCAACCTACTTCACTCCCTCTTTGATTAAAACACGTGTAATTAGATTTGAATAGAATACATTTCCATTATTTGCAAATTTTTCTAATGCCTCTTTAAGAACCATTATATCATTACCATCCACATAAAATAAATAATATAATTTAAATGCAGTCAAAGTTTTTCCTTGTTTTTTTAAATTATCGAAATAGGATCTAGCTTTCATTCCTGTTCCATATTTCGCATCATAGAAAGCTTTTTCTGCTTCACCTACAAATTCCCATTCTATTTCATCTAAACTCATTCCATATTCAATTCGTAAAAATGCTAGCGTGCTGTGTACCGCACGATATAACTTACTATAAGCAGTAATGCCTAATTTTTTAATTAGCTTTAAACTTTCTAAAAAGTACATTTCTGCCTGCAAAGGATTTTCGAATATAAAAGACTCTGCTAAACAACTCAATGCTTTTGCTTTTATAACTGAATTTTCTGGAGCATCCTTTATAATGTTATTACATGTTTCCCTACATTCTTTTATATTATTGCTAAACAAATTTATGTGAGATTTGCGATCCTCATGTTGTAAATCTAAATGTTTTCTTATAAATGAATTTTCTACAAAAGGTAAGTTTTGATCAATTTTTTTAGAATACGGAACCATAGCCATAAAATTGCTACTATCATACAATGCAAATCCATGCAACATATCTACCACAATTCGGTAATCTACATTTTTTGAATAAGATAATTCATTTAATTCCCCCTGTAACTCTTCCCCTTCTAACTTACATAAGCTTCTTTGATTATATAAATCGTACAATTGGAGGTATTTGTTTATTTTCCCTTTTTTTTCACTGTTAATATGTTTTTTTATTAACTTCTTCATTAATTGATATTCACCGACCGTTTGACAGTAAGAAAGTGCCTTTTTTATGTTTAAGTCACTCTCACAAACCATTATAAAATCTCTAATTTCCCTTCTACAATCTGTCCAGTTTGGATACAAGTCTGGAGCAATTAATAAGAATGACTCTAACTTCATTTCTTTAATTTTTCCGTTTAATATCCTATTAAGATTCGTCCTATCTATATCTGCCTTTTTAGCTAATGTACTTACATCAAATTTTGCATAATTGATATGTTCTTGTAAGTTCTTCATAAAGTTCTTCATTCTAAAATTCCCTCCCAGATAAGAACCCCAAACACATCCCTTATTTCTCAATAGGAAAATGAACCATAATTCTCATTTACTCTTACGAAGTATGATATACTATGTATTGACTCATGGAAATTTTACCCTATCTAAGCTAGGGTAAATGTTATAGGTGTGCGGTCTCACATCTATAACACCGTGGGTCTTTTTTTAATTCTTTTTTATTAAACTCAGTTTATCATAAGATTTAGAATGTTCATTCCAATTATAGTCAAATCATGTTGAGAAAGTTTTTTTAGAAAAGTACATTTTTTTACTAAGAATATTTTACCACTTTAAGAACACTTGTTCTAGTTATTTTTTGTCAAAAAACCAAAAAAGTAAGCCGTTTCAATATTTAAGCCAAATTTTTTGGTATATGTAGTCTAAAAATAATGCCTTATTTATAATAAAGGCATGAATACATTTGGAGAAAATTTAAAAAAGTTTAGAAACAATCGTTCTTTAACACAAGCTGAATTTGGCAATAAAGTTCAATTGAGTCGAAGTCAAATCAGTAATCTAGAAACAAATTTTAATGAACCCGACCTGGAATCATTAGATCGTATCGCGTCATTCTTTGATATCTCTGTCGATACACTAATGGGTCGAAAATTCACGACAAGTGAAAAGCAATTAGAAGATGTTCTCGATGAGATTCAAACGGTTTTCGCAGGCCTGGATGAATCCCAACGAGAACAGTTCTGTAAACAACTCAAATTTTACACACAGTTTTTAAACGAAAAAAAAGAGTTGTTATGA